TGTTTACTGCTCCTAGGTCTGGTCTATAAGGATTTGTGTTAACAATCTTATCTCCTGGTATGTCAAACATCTTTCTCATGATGCTTGCTTTTTCATCAAACGTAAATGGGTCGCTACTAAAGTCGCCGCCTGCATGTGCTTTCTTTGCTTTTTGGCTAAAAGTTGTAGCTATAAATACGTTATCGGCACCAAATTTATTACACAAGTGTTTATAAACATCTTTGTGTCCTTGGTGCATGGGTTGGAAACGACCGCCGTAAAATACAGCAATGTTGTTTACACCCTCTGTTAATATGTGTTCAATTAGCATGATACTACTCTCCGTTCGTTAGTATTTATCATTTTAAAAAACCGGTTGACAATCACTCGGTACTTACGTATAATAACGTTAACAAAGGAATATTTTAATGAAAACACCAAAACAGTTTTACCTAACAAACAAAGATTTGTTAAGAGAAATACACAGTAGTAAGATGTCTTATTGCTGGGCACGTGATGATCAATACACTCATTATGATATTATTGTTGAAGGCTTAGATGCAATAACTAAGGAAGTAACGGCAGAAGCTAAACAGAATAGAGCAAAACGATTACAAAAACTAGCACATGAAGCTGAAGTTAAACGATGGGAACAGGGCCTAACAGGCAAAAAAACTAAACCCAGGGCAGCAGACTTTGCAGTAGATGTTGATACTATTCGAGACGATGATATTGTGGTTAGAGTAATGACATTTGGTCATGTCCCACAAGAAAACAGAAAAAACAAACCAAAAACAGAAGCAGATTTACATGCTAAATGTAACTTCCCACCATTTAAGCATTATGCGTATATTGAAGGCGAGCTAGAAGAAGTAGCTCGTAGTCATTGGGTAGGTGGTAGAGATAACGGTCATTTTAGTGTAGGCCATGGAAAAACAAACGATAGACTAGCTCGTATGTATATTAAACTATGTGAGAGATATAGTATGCGTGGTAACTGGCGTGGATACACTTATGTAGACGAAATGCGTGGACAAGCATTATTACAGTTAGCACAAATAGGATTACAGTTTAATGAATTTAAATCACAAAATCCATTTGCATATTATACTGCCGCTATTAACAATAGTTTTACAAGAGTTCTTAATTTAGAAAAACGTAGTCAGAACATTAGAGATGACTTATTAGAAGAAGAAGGTTTGAATCCAAGTAATACTAGAACATTTAATGCTGAGTGGAAAGCACATGAAGAACGTGAGCAAGCTCTTAAAGCACAGAATCCAACACTAAAGAAAACAGTATTAATTGAAGACAGCGAACCTCAATCAGAACCAACTGGAGAATAAATGTTTTTTGATAAAGCAATAATCTTTACTGACATTCATTTCGGCATGAAGAATAACAGTAGATATCATAATCAAGACTGTGAAGATTTTATTATATGGATGATTAAAGAAGCACAAGCCAGAGGCATTAAAAAATGTTTCTTCTTGGGTGATTGGCATCATAATCGTGCAAGTATTAATGTTAGTACATTAAACTATACCACAAGTAATTTACGTAGACTAAGTGAAGCATTTGACGAAGTTATAATGATCACAGGCAATCACGATTTGTATTATCGTGAGAAACGTGAGATACATAGCTTATCAATGATTGAAGAATTTAAAAACATTAGAATGATAAACAATGAAATGTTTGTTGAAGATGGTGTTGCATTTATTCCTTGGTTATGTGATGACGAATGGAAGAAACTAAAAGAAGTAGAATGTAAATATATGTTTGGTCATTTTGAATTACCTAGCTTCTATATGAATGCAATGGTACAAATGCCAGACCACGGTGGACTTAAAGCAGAAGATTTATCTAAGCCAGAAAAAGTTTTTAGTGGACACTTTCACAAAAGACAACAACATGGTAATGTAATTTATCCAGGTAACTGTTTCCCACACAACTATGCTGATGCATGGGATGACGATCGTGGGTGTACTATTTTAGATTGGAATGGTAACATTGATTATCTAAAATGGCCTGAAGCACCTAAGTATCGTACACTTACATTAAGTAAACTTATTGACAGTCCAGATGAATTTTTATCTGACAAAACATATTGTCGTGTAACACTCGACGTAGGTATAACATATGAAGAAGCAAACTTTATAAAAGAAACGTTTGCTAAACAATATGATTTGCGTGAGATTGCTCTTATGCCAAGTAAAAAAGAAGAGCATACACAAGACTGGAATAAAGGAGTTGATATACAAGTTGAGAACGTAGACAGTATTGTATTATCACAATTAGAGTCAGTACAAAGCGACACTATTAGAAAAGAATTATTAGTAGACATCTATACAGGATTAACATCGTAAACATGCTAAAGATTAAAAATATCACCGTAAAGAATTTTATGAGTGTGGGTAATGTCACACAGGCTGTACACTTTGACGTACATGGCTTAACACTTGTGCTAGGTAATAACATTGACTTAGGAGGAGATGGTTCACGTAATGGTACTGGTAAAACAACTATCGTTAATGCACTAAGTTACGCACTGTACGGCAATGCACTTTATAATATTAAAAAAGATAATTTAGTTAATAAAACTAATAATAAAAATATGATGGTTACTGTAGACTTTGAAATGAATGGTATTGACTACAGAATAGAACGTGGACGTAAGCCTAACATATTTAAATTTTTAGTTAATAACGTTGACAACAACGAAGGCATTACAGATGAAATGCAAGGTGAAGGTAGACAAAGCCAAGCAGTAATTGAAGATGTGCTTGGTATGAGTCATACTATGTTTAAACATATATGTGCATTGAATACATACACCGAACCGTTTCTAAGTATGCGAGCAAATGATCAACGTGAGATGATTGAGCAGTTGTTAGGTATTACAAAACTTAGTCAAAAAGCAAACATATTAAAAGAACTAACTAAAAATACCAAAGATAGAATTACAGAAGAAACATTTAGAATTAAAGGTGTTGAAGATGCTAATGAACGTATTGGTAGCAGTATCAAAGATTTAGAACGTAGACAAACACACTGGGCTAATAAACAAGTTGAAAAAATAAATGAATATGCTAGTGAAGTTAATGCATTAGAACATATTGATATTGATGCAGAAATTAAGTCGCATGCTGAGTTTGCACAGTTTAATGAAAAGAAAACTCAACGTGATACATTAACTGCAGAAATAGCAAGACTTACTAGCAGTATTGATCGTGAACAAAAGCGTTTAGATAAAGCACAGAAAGATTTAGATTCTACATTAGAACATAAATGTTATGCATGTGGACAAGAAATACACGACAGTCAGCATGACAAAATTGTAGAACAAAAAACAGAACTAGTTAATGATTCTCTGAAACATATCAATGATGACAAAGCATCAATGGAAGAATATAAACTTGCTGTTAAAGAGATTGGCGACATTGGTGTTGCTCCACGTATTGAATATAATAGTTTAAACGAAGCATATGAACATCAAAATAAAATTAAAGAAAATAAGACGCTACTTGCAAATACTGAAAAAGAATCAGATCCATACACAGAACAAATTGACGCATTAAAAAATACTGGGTTGCAAGAAGTTAGTTGGACAGAAGTTAATAGACTTACTGAACTAAAAGAACATCAAGACTTTTTATTGAAACTACTTACAAACAAAGATAGTTTTATCCGTAAAAAGATTATTGAACAAAACTTACAATTCTTAAACACACGTTTAGAATATTATATTACACGTTTAGGTTTACCACATGAAGTACAATTCCAAAGTGACTTGTCTGTAACTATTACACAACTTGGACAAGACTTAGACTTTGATAACTTGTCAAGAGGTGAACGTAATAGATTAATACTAGGACTTAGTTGGAGCTTCCGTGATGTATTTGAAAGTATGAATCATCCTATTAACTTAGTTTGTATTGACGAACTTGTTGATAGTGGTATGGATACAATTGGTGTTGAAAGTGCATTGAGTGTGTTAAAGAAAATGGAACGTGATCGTGGAAAAAATATTTTACTTATATCTCATCGAGATGAATTAGTTGGGCGTGTAAACAGCGTATTACAAGTTACAAAAGAAAATGGCTTTACTACTTTCAATACCGAGATAGAAGTAATCGATGCATAACGATCAAGAAGAATTTATACTAGAAGATAAGGAGTATGTGTTAAAGCATGCTCCTTATACAATAGAACAAGCATCTATAGGAATGGACGCATTAGACAGAATCAAAAGATTAATAAATGAGTGGTACGAAGAAGACGGTCCCATGGACATACAAAAATAAAATAATCACTGAAATACCAGATGGTGTAGAAGCATTTGTATACTTAATAACTAATCTTACTAATAATAGAAAATACATTGGTAAGAAGTTAGCAAAGTTTAAAACTACTAAGCCTCCATTAAAAGGTAAGAAAAACAAAAGACGTGGTACAAAAGAAAGTGATTGGCAGACTTATTGGGGTTCGTCGGATCATTTAAATGCTGACGTACTAACACTTGGTGCAGATAAGTTTACCAGAGAAATAATACATTTCTGTCCTAGTAGAGGCGTTGCAAGCTACTTAGAAGCTAAAGAACAATTTAACCGTAAGGTATTAGAAACCGATGAATACTATAACGGAATTATTAATGTAAGAGTTGGCAGTTCAAAGATTCTTACAGAACATATGAAAAAAGGTTGACAACGCATATCTTTCTTGTTACTATAACAAGAATTAAGGTTTTAACTGCGTTATCTGCTAATAATTAAAGCATCAGATAATTACTAATACAAACCAAAATACACAGATACAAAATCTCGCAAATATAGGCTAACACAACACTAACAAAGGCAGCAAGGCTCCGTTTGGTCGGCAAGGGTCGACTCACCTTGAGGTTACGAATTCACGTGACTGGATACTGGTGTGCCTAATAATGTCAATACACTGATTTGACAAATCAAAATGATCAAGCTCTACGAACGCTCGTAACTTGAGGATAGTCCAAAAGTCGATACCATGG